GGGGCCTTTGATCAGGGTGAGGCGGTCCACGGACAATGCCGAGCTAAATATCGGTTACACGGCGTCCAATGACCTCGACACGACGGCGCTTTTGAACTTCGTCAACGGCGTGACGTTGCCGCTCGACTCCGTGTCGGTTTCGGCGGCTGGTGCTTATTCGCTCCGGCGGCTGCGCGGCGCCTATACGGGGCCTGCGCTCCGGGTCAGGCGATCAAGCGACAACGCAGAGCAGGACATCGGCTTCGACAATGACGGCAACCTCAACACGGCCTCGCTGTTGGCCTTCGTCGGCAGCGGTGACGGGTTTGTAACCGTCTGGTACGACCAGAGCGGCAACGCCCGCGACAAGACGCAAACGGCGGCGGCAAGTCAACCCCGGATCGTCGTGTCTGGCACCGTGCAGACCATGGGCTCGCGCCCGGCCATCAACTTCGGCGGATCGCCCCAGCACCTCGCTACAGCAACATCCTATAACGTCTGGGCCGTGGTCGCGGCAGCGCAGCACACGTCATTTGTATCCCTGGCGGGCCTGTGGGGTGTGACAAGCGACTTGGGTATCCGCTTGGACAGCTCAAGCTTCGCCTATCGCAACAGTATTGCTGATTTTGGCACGGCTTTCGCACGCCTCAATGGCGTGCAAACAGCCCCAGCGACCACTACGGCGCTGGTCAATACAGCGCCCCACATCATCGCCATGCATCGCAGCACAGTGGCGGGCGTGTCGCCGCGCATCGGCGGCTATTTCACCCCGCGGAACATAAACGGGCGCGTTGCGGAGTTGATCGAGTTTGCAGCAGAACCGACTGCTGCCGACTACATTTTCATTGAGCAGTCCGAAGCGGCGTATTACGGGATCACTCACGCGACAGCGATGCCCGAAGGTTTCGTTTCGGTCCTCTACGACCAGTCGGGAGCGGGGCTCAACGCCACGCAGACCACGGCGGCAAACCAAGGCCGGGTTGTGGTGGAGGGTGCGCTGAACACCATCGGGACGCGTCCCGCCATCCTCGGCAACGGCACGAGCAGCGGTTATGCGATTGCCAATGCTGCCGTACAGGCCATGAATGCCGTGGTGCGGCCAGCGGTCAACAGCGGCGGCGCATACAGGATGATCACGACATCGGCACCAGTGGGTGGCGCGATGATCCTGGCCTCTCTGAATGCTGGCAACTCTTGGGGCACATATGGCGGGGCAAACCGCCCAGCCAATACGCAGCTTCTGGCAAACACAACTTACGTGCTCACGCTCAACGGCGGCGGGTTCTTTGCGAACGGTGCGCCGGATGGGACTTACGCATCAACGGAAGGGCAGGCCGCTGGCCGCATCATGTCGAGCACAAGCAGCATGTACTTCTCTGGTTCCATTGGCGAGGTGACGTGGTTTGCGTCGGCACTCGGCACGACGGACCGGCAGGCGCTTGAAACAAATCAGAACGCTTATTGGGTTTAAGGGAAGCCGTACATGGCGCTTTATCTTGTCTTCGACCTTCAGGCCGACGCGCAATATGTCGGCGATTACATCACCGCTGCTCTTGGCCTTCCGACCGGCCCTGAGAACGTGACCACGCATTGGAACGACATCCGCCAGCGCTTTGACGGCAAGTGGGTTCTGATGTGGCCCGGACGAAATGGCTTGATCCCGCCCGATGCGCCGCCCTTCGTCATCGAAGAATACGACCCGGCTTGGTTTGAGGCTTCCGAGCCTCTCTAACGAATCCCGCGCAATAACGCGCGTGATGCCCCGTCGTGATGACGCGGCTTTCCCAGTGAGCAACCGAAAGGACTCCCGATGGAACTTTCTACCTCGACCAATCCCGAAACCGAAACTGTTGAAGTGGAGGCGGCGGAAGTCGAAACCCCTGATGAGCAGACTCTAGAGACTGAAGCCGAAGCGCCGGAAGGCGAGGAAGCGGCGGAAGAAGAGGAAGAGCTGGACATTGACGGCAACCCTCTGAAGGTGCCGAAGACGCTGGCTGAAAAGCTCAAGGCCCGCATGATGATGCAGGCCGATTATACGCAAAAGACGCAAACGCTCGCAGAGCAGCGCCGGGAATACGAGGCCCAGCGCCAAGCCTTTGAAGCAGAGGAACAGGTCAAGCGGGAACTCTTCAATGAAGAGGCCCAGCTTTTCAATGTTCGTCAGCGCCTTCAGGCGTTTCAGAATGTGAACTGGACTGAGGCCTACGGCAAAGACCCGCAACGCGCGGGGATGATGCAGGCTGAATATACCCAGCTCAAGGACTTCCATGACCGCTTGAACGGTCATGTTGAGAACCGCAGAACCGAACTGGCCAAGTCGCGCGAACAGGAAACTGCAATCGCACGCGACAAGGCAATCGCTGAAGCATTCAGCGTTCTCAACAAACCCGATCCCGAACTCGGCTGGGACGGCAAAATTGATGATGAAAAGGCGCGTGCTCTTACGGATGCGGGCATCAAATTTGGCTACAGCAATGAAGAATTGATTGCCGCCAATAGTGATCCCCGCGCAGCCAAAGTGCTTAACCTCGCGCGCCTTGGACTCAAATATCTTGAGGCTCAGCGCAAAGCCCCGCAGCGCCCAGCGGCAGAGCCTGCCGCCAAGGTGCCCGCTGCAAAATCACCGGGCCACCCGCGCGATCCTGAAAAGATGACTTATGCGCAATATGCGGCAGGGCGGAAGTCTGGCCGTATCAAGTAAACAACGAATGCCCGCCGTGAGGCGCGCTATTCCCATTGATGGAGTTTGGCTATGCCGAACACGACACTTACAGCAGATGTAATTGCCAAAGAAGCCTTGCTGCTTCTGGAAAATGACCTTGGTGTTCTCGACACCTTCCACCGCGCAAATGAGGAAGAATATTCCGAGACTGTGAACGGGTACAAGAAGGGGTCAACCATTGCGATCCGCCGTCCGGCTGATTTCACGGTTCGTACCAACTCGACGCTTAATTCTCAGGACGTGATTGAAGGCAAGGTAAACCTTGTGATCGATCAGGTTCGCGGTGTTGACTTTGAGTTTACCTCGACGGACCTGACGTTGTCCGTTTCCAAGCTCTCTGAGCGTGTTCTAAAGGGCGCAATGTCTTCGCTGGTGAATAACATCGCGGCGGATTGCATGAGCGCTTTTTACCCGGAAGTCTATAACTGGGTTGGTTCCTCGGGTCAGGTTGTCAACTCGTTTGATGACTTCTATCGCGCGCCTGAGCGACTGAACGAAATGGCAGTTCCGTTGGACAGCCGCTATGGCGTTCTGTCGCCGCGTGATCACGGGGCGATGCTTGGCAATCTCACCGGGCTTTATATCTCGGGCGATGCCAAGGGAGCTTATCGCAAGGCCAATCTGGGGGAAATCGGCGGCGTCGAAACAATGATGTCGCAGGTTGTGCCTACCCACGTTAACGGCACGGCGGCTGGTACGCCGCTGATCCGTGGCGGTAGCCAGAGTGTGACCTATGACACGGCCAAGAATAGCTGGTCCATGTCTCTGTCAACGGACGGCTGGTCATCGTCTGGCACGCTAACCCGTGGCACGGTCTTCACCATTGATGGCGTGTTCATGGTGAACCCGAAGACCAAGGCGACCACTGGCATTCTGCAGCAGTTCACAATCATGACTGCCGCGACTGCGAATGCCACCACAACCAATGACACGCCGCTGACCGTATCGCCTGCGATCATCATTTCTGGTCCTCATCAGACCGTGACGGCGGCTCCGGCTGATAACGCTGCAATCACTGTTGTGGGGGCCGCAAGCGCTTCAAACCGTCAGAACCTTGTCTATCACAAGAACGCTTTCGCTCTTGCGATGGTGCCGATGGAACTTCCGCAGGGCGCTTATGGTGCCGCGCGTCAGACCTATAACGGCATTAGCGTCCGCGTGATTCCGGTTTACGACGGCACGAACGATATCAGCAAGTGGCGTCTCGACGTCCTGTATGGACGCAAGTGCATTGATCCGCGCTTGGCCACCCGGCTTACCGGCACGGCCTAACGATAATCAGGGGCGGGGAGCGATCTCCGCCCCATACCTCGCGGGGTGCCCATGGAAGATACACCAGAAGTCTCGGTTCTCGTTTATGCGCAGGACGGCACGCCAACGGGCATCACGTCTCTTGAGATAACGGACTCGACAGAGCCGGGCCGCGCGCTTTTGACGGCTGCAAGCGTGACGGAACAGCGTACTGATCTTGGCCTTGGCACTGCCGCGCTGGCCAATACCGGCGATTTTGCGGCAACCTCGCACACGCATATCATTTCCAACGTCACGGGCTTGCAGACGGCGCTGGACGGCAAGGCGGCAACCTCGCACACGCATATCATTTCCAATGTCACGGGCCTGCAGACGGCCTTGGACGGCAAGGCGGCGCTGGTTCACTCACATATCATCGCTGACACAACCGGGCTACAGACGGCGCTGGATGGCAAGGTCGGCATTCCTGCATCATCCGCTCAAGGCGACATTCTCTATCGTGATGGCACCGGCTGGGTACGCCTTGCGGCAGGAACGAGCGGGCAATTGCTGCGCACGAATGGCGCGGGCGCAAACCCCAGCTGGGGTGTTGGGGCAAACATCGTTGTTGGGTCCACGATAGCGACAACCAGCGGCAACATTCAGGACTTCACCGGCATTCCAGCAGGCGTGCGGCGCGTGCATTTGATCTTTGATGCGGTGAGCACGAACGGGATCCAAAGCGTTCTTGTTCAGCTCGGCACCTCAGGCGGTGTGGAAACCACGGGCTACTTTGGCGGATTTTCCGCGCTGACGAACGCTGCTGCGGTGCTGAACGTCAACGGTTTTGCCGGTTTCCCTATTGTCGGCAACACCGCAGGTTTTAGCCGATTTGGGCGACTAACACTAACCACTATCGGGGTAAACCGCTGGATTGGCGAGGCTGTCATCGGAACGGACGGTGTTTTGGCTACTCAAGTCATGGGCGGCGTCAAGGCTATTTCCGGCACCCTTGACCGCCTCCGGCTCGGAATAGTTGGTGGCACCGAGCAGTTTGACCAAGGCTCCGTCACGCCTATGTGGGAGTTCTGATCTTGAATCGCATCGAGACCAACGTCATCACGGGCGAGCAGACCGTCATTCCTCTCACGCCGGAGGAGATCGCAGCGCTTCCGCCGCTTCCAGGTCCCGTCGTTCCAGTATCCGTCACGCCGCGACAGGTTCGGCTGCTTCTGCATAGCCAGAACCTTCTTTCTCAGGTCGAGGCTATCATAGCCGCTTCCGATGAGCCGACGCGCATCGCTTGGGAATACGCCCTTGAATTCCGGCGCGATGATCCGTTGCTGCTTCAGCTTGCCGGTAACCTGAACCTCACGGCGCAACAGGTCGATCAATTCTTCATCACGGCTGCAGGTCTATAATTCATGACAACCTACGCCATCATGCGCGCCCGCATTGCCGACGAAATGGCAAACGACGGTGCCCTCACGACCAACCAGATCAACAACGCCATTCAAAGCGCCATCAAGGCCTATGAGCGTGAGGAGTGGTGGTTCAATGTCCGTTCGGTTTTCTTCAACACGATCACGAATGGCGAGATTTACGGTTCCTCACCGCTCGACACCTTCAATGATATGATTGACGTAAAGGCGATTTCCAGCGGCGCTGGCGCGAATGACAAGCGGCCTCTCCGGGCTGTCGATAACAGCTTCATTGAGGACGTTCAGGATGGTTCCGTCACTGGCGAGCCTGAATACTACACGCGCGTTGCCAATCGGCTTCGGTTCTACCCAATCCCAAATGCGGAATATCGCGTCAATCTCACTTACGTGTACAAGCTGGCGACGCTGATAAATGACGGCGACACAAACGCATGGGTAGATGAGTGCGAGGAGCTGATCCGCAACGGTGCCAAGCGGCGGATTGCCCTTGAAATATTGCAAGCAGACGATCTGGCGGCCCGCTTTGCGACACTCGAGCGCGAGATATACGACAGGCTTCGCCGTGAAAACCGTCTTCGCCAGCCTCAGCAGCAATTGCGGGTGAACTGGCCTTTCAACCGGAACTATTTTGACTCTCGACGGGGTGAGTAATGGTTCCTTTCGCCAACCATGCCTTAGAGCCGTCTTACTAGATGGCAAAACGACACACAGGGCGATTGCCAAGGCTTATGGCGTGCATTTTGCCACTATAAGCGACTTGGCAAATGGTAAGACATGGAGGCGTTCTTAATGGCTCTCGTCCCTTTTAGTAGCTTCATGCCAGACATAGCGGCTTTTGAGACGAATGCAGCGCGTGAGGCGGTGAATGTGATCCCGTCCGCGTCCGGCTATCGTCCGTTTCCGGCTTTCAGCAACACGGCGTCGGCTATTACGGCGCGTGCGCAAGGTGCTATCTCGGTTCGCTCGACAACGGGCGTGATCTATAATTTCTGCGGCGATGCGGGCAAGCTGTACCGGCTCAATTCGAACGGTGCAGGCTGGACTGATGTTTCACGTGCGACAGGTGGTGCTTATGCCACTGCTTTGGATTCGCGCTGGTCATTTGCCCAGTATGGGGATTTCATTATCGCATGCAACGGCGCTGACGAAACACAGGTCTATCAGCTCGACACGTCCACCAACTTTTCCGCCCTTGCAGGCTCACCGCCTCGCGCGTCGTTTGCGGGGTCCATTCGTGAATTCGGCGTGCTGGCGAGGGATTCGACCGCGTTCAATCGCATCCGCTGGTCAGCTATTGGCAACGTCGCCGATTGGGTAACCAGCGCCACGACACTTAGCGACTATCAGGATTTCCCTGATGGCGGCTCAATCATGGGTTTCGTCGGGGGCGAGTACGGGATTGTGTTCCAGGAACGTGCGGTTCATCGCATGAGCTATGAAGGCCCGCCCACGGCTTTCCTGTTTGACAAGATAGCCAACTTCCTCGGGTGCCGCGCCGAAGGGTCCATTGCAGCTTATGAGAACCTCGCGTTCTTCCTGAGCGATGACGGCTTTTACATGATCCGGGCCGGGTCTGAGATTGTGCCGATAGGTGCCGAAAAGGTTGACCGCTGGCTTGAAGAAAATATTGATGAAGGCAATATCTACCGGGTGTCAGCGGCCATCGATCCGATCAACAAGATTTACGTGGTTGGCTTTGCGTCCACCAATTCTGGTGACGGCACGCCTGACAAGATTCTGGTTTATCATTGGGTAACAGGCCAATGGTCGACAGCGGCGGTTCGTCATCAGCTCATCTATTCGGCGGCGACACAAGCCGCCTATACGATTGATGGCATGGACGCGGTGTCTGCCACGATTGATGGCCTTTCGTTCCCGGTCGATTCACGCTTTTGGTCTGGTTCCGGGCGTCTTCTGCTGGCAGGTTTCGACACGCTCAACAGACAGGGCTACTTCACCGGAACGCCGCTTGAGGCGACGATAGAGACTGGCGACACGCAACTGTCGCCGGGGCGCAAAAGCCTGTTCCGGGGACTGAGGCCCATGATTGAGGGCATGTCTGTCACGCCGATACTGACTGTCGGCTCTCGGGACCATCTGTCAAGCAGCGTTACCTTCGGCGCGCCTATCCCGGCAAATTCAACAGGGTTCTGTCCGGCCCGCGTCAATGGCCGCTACCATAGGGCTCGGATTACCATTCCGGCTGGCAATGAATGGCGTTTTGCACGCGGTGTTGATGACCTCAAGTTCTCTGGCGCGGGTGCACGATGAGGACGGACCGGACGGATATAAGCCGTGTTCTTGGGCAGTTCTTCCCGACAATGGAAAACGCCACGTCCAGTGATTGGCATTTCTTCCTCGACAAGGTGACAGGGATTGAAACGCCGCTCGACATGCCGAATGGGCAGGCTTTCGACCGCTGGCGGCAGGCGCTGGCGAAGGACGGTTATCCTGTTTTCCAGTATTCAGAACAGGACTTGGCAGAGAAAAAGGCCAAGGCTTCTGCAATGTTGCAGGCGGAAGAGGCGCGCGCGGCTGCTATGGGCAAGACGTTATCCGAGCTTGCGAAGGAAGCGCCGAACTGGACGGCTTCCGAAATCCTGGCCAGTCAGAAAGATTGAGCATGACAATCAGGGCTTTTCTTCATCTTCCGCCGCCCGCTACCTTCAGCAACCTTGCTGACGTTTCCGCTTACACCCGGCGCATGTGGGATGCGCTGTTTCGGCTTCGCCAAGGCAAGATCGAAAGTGTGACTGAATTTCAGCTTGCGTCCGGCGCGACGACGACGACACTCAACTATCAAGGCCTCTCGCCGCAATCTGTCGTCATCTTCGATCCGAAAACAGCGGCGGCGGCAACGG